CTTCCTCTTCAGGTATTTGTAAGTAAATCCCACGTTGCATACCGGTTGGCCGCTTACGCAGTTTAATATTTGCTACGTTCCGCACCCACATCTCGTCCGGTACTTCTACTCTTTTTCGACCGAGTGCTGGATTAAGTTTATTCATCATAATTGTTTTGTAAGTAATCCCTGGGACAACTAAACCGTGTACAAAATACTCAGTCGCCATTAGCTTCAGAAAAGGTTGTATTTTTTCGGCTACTGCATCAAAAAATAGGGCGTTAACGTCATCACTTGTTTTCTTATTTCGAAGTTTAGTGACGCCTAGATTGACTAGTCGGTTAATAACCGTACGTGCGATTGTGTCTCGCTCATAAAAGTACCGACAAAAAACAATCATTTCGTGATACGTATACCGCTTCGTATTATCGAACGGTTGATTAAGTGGATCGTAGTAACCTACTACATTTAAATTGTAAGTAAAAATTGGATTTGGCGAAAAACCCGCCACGGCTTTACTTGAAAAGGATTTATTCATAATCACCTCACTGTGTGATAGGCTGCTGATCGTGCCAATGTGTTGCTTTTAGGAGCAACCACCGGAAGACGAAGTGCGCCAATAAAACAAAGATAGCTTGCGTAGATGTGGTCATCATTACTCTCACCGTGTCCGCGTGGGGATACGACGTAGTAGTGCATGTGTCCTGAAGCTCTGCGTTGTCGAGCTACGCGCTCTAACTGTGAAATACCCTCAGCGTCTACCTCGGAAAATACAAGATTCCCGTTGGTAATTTGACGAATTAACTCAGTGGTTGCCCAAGCTTTAAACGACTCAGTTATTTCCTGTTCGTCGGAGATAGAGCCTACGCCCACCTTTTCGTTGAACTGAATTGCTTCTATTCTGGCTGCGTAATTACTTGAGGCGAATTCGGGACGAGTTTTAAGACTCTGTACAATTCCTGCCCCTCCGCCGCCAGCTCCTACGTCGATGGCGATTCTGCTTGCGTTGTACCCGCGCGCGAGGTAGTCTATAATTTTTTCTTGTTCCGGATAGTCAATACGCTGTATTCTGTAACGAACCAGCGAATGCCAAACATTATCAATCAATCCAATTACTTGTATAATTGTCGGATCGCTAAAGCCGGTGTCTATTGCGAAAATAACGCTGTCGCACTTGGGTATCTTGACGACTGGCAAAGCCTCTTGATATGTTCTACCTTTATCTTTTTCGTTGGAACTGTATCGATACGTGTAGAAATCAAACGGCAGTATTTTCATTTGATCACGAGAAATAACCTGGAACGAGGGAGATCCGTGCTTACCCAGAATTAACTGCTGAAAGATATCTGCAGATTCACCACCGTATTTAGACAAAGCATCGTCCCAGTCCTCTTTTGTAAAGTAAGGGTTATTTGGTGCGGGAATACGGTACTTCTTAAACTTTGGTGTTTTTACGTCTAAGACATACAAAGCCGTATTTCTCATTCCGTTAGGAACACCGAAGTATCGTTCTTCCACTTTCGGTTCCCAGGTATTTAGCGTTGGCTGCATTTGATCAAATGCAGGCATGGGAAACAGCTGAAACTCGTCTCCCATAATTTTGGGAATGTGAAGACCAACCAAGTTATTTTCACCGCGACTGCCTGCAATACGCGCATTTAACCGATGTCTTCGAGTACCCATTTGAAAGTCTAACGTACCTTTAGATCGGTTTACGTTATTGTTCAAAAAGTCCTTAAGCAGCGGGGAAATTGTAAACTTTAAAATAACTTTGTCTAGAATAGGATTCAATTGGTTGCTGTTAGGCGTAACCATAAGCTGTTCTGGAGTTTTTGGAAACTCGATTGCAGAGTTTAGAACCTGATAAGTTATTAGATCTTCTAAAATTACAGAATTGTGCACAACAACATTCTCACTGATGTATGTTTCGTCGTGGTAAACATGAACAGAGTATGTCAGCTGCATTCCGTGGCGCTGCTTACTACTAATGGGCTCCCAACAGTACCAGTCACTCGATACCAAAGCGGGATCCTTTATGGATGCCGAAACTCCGGGAACTTTGAACTGGTTCCAAAAAACGTGAGCGGCGTTTTTGTCGTACGATTCAACAATCCATTGTGAGTCGTCTATGTCAAATATGTGATGCTCGTCTGCGTGATCAGCAACCTTGTACGATCGCGTTTTTACGCCGAAGTAAAGCAGAAGTTCTTGCCAGTCCTGCACGTATTTCCAGTTGTGCAGTTTAATAGCCACGCGATCGAGAGTCAGCTCACCGTGCTGAGCGTAAGCAGCCTCGAGAAACGTTTTTATGTTTTCAGTGCGCTGCGTCTTTAGCCAGTCAAGTTTAAAAACTCGTCTATAGTCTTTGCCGTAAGCCCCAAGTTCAATCTTGAGCTGATTCAGATAGTGACGGACTCCGCCAGCCTTCATGCGCTCTATATAAACGCGACCTTCGCTGTCTTTACGATAGTTGAGGTACAGTGAGTTTGCTATCTCTTTAATCTCGGCATCTATTCTCTTGTAACGAGGGACAATGCCTCCTGCGGGCTTGAAGTAAATACTACCTGCTGCTAAATAACCAAGTATGCGAAGTTCCGCCCAACTCAGTGTGTTACTGACGCAGTGATCAGTTGGCAATTTATTCATAACCGCAACTAAATCACCGACTTGAAGATCCGCCATTAAGATAAATCCTTTTGGAGTCATTACAGGATGAACGTCCGTTGCCTTAAGCATATGTCCTGATTTAGTAGTAATTGAGTAGCACTTCTTCCACCTGTCTTTACGCACAAAAGCACGCCGTTGTGTAAAATCACCGTTCACGGAATAACCATAGGTAACAAAAGATGGCTTCTTAAGAAGATCCGTAATTGTTTTATACCCCTCGTTTGTAAAAACCTTAGCGGAGGCTGGTTGGCATTTTCCGATTGCTCGGCCACCAGTGATTACTACGTGTCGTGTCTGGTCGGTCAAGATTTCTTTTTGATAAGGGCGAAAAGTGAATTCCTCGGAAGGCCAGTTTGAACGGTTCATATCGCCGTTATTTGTAGAGCGAAGGAATTCGTTCAACCACACAGGATCCTCCAAAACCTCAATTAACGCCAACTCTGCGTCGTCAATCTTCGCTTTCAGCATTTAAATTTTCCTCCTGGTCCTCGTCTTCAAGAACAATGTCATCTTCTATGTCCGAGCTGCTCGATCCAGAAGATTTAGCACTTTTAACTGAGTACTTATGTTTCTTTCTCCAGCCCGAATCTTTAATGTCAAAAAAGATGTCTTTTTCCTCACGTTCTGCACTTACCGACTTGTTACACTGATTGCAGTTTACTTTTAGAGCAAACGCGCTGTGATCGTGCATAATTGAAAAACGAGCCAGCAAGATCTTACAGTTAGGGCAATACATACGAACAAGACGTTTCTCTAAAAACTCCTGTGCTGTTTGCTTAAGATGGACAATGTATTCAGCGACTGATTCTGAAGAGTTCTGGTTTCTTGTTTTGCGGTCCAGAGCTAGTGCGCGTTCTAATTGAAGATTACGCTCAATAATGTCCTTAAGGGAAGAGCTGAGTCGCTGAATCATATCGATGTTGTCAACAGGATCATCCTGCGTAAGTTCTTGAAGTTTGGCCTGAACGCTTTCAACAATAATTTGATTGTTAATAAGCATCTCCAAATTAGCTTTGTCATTTGGAGATGAAAGCGTAGCAAGGTCATACTTGTCGGAATAATCCTTCAAAATCTCATCAAACCTTCGATTTCTTGCCATTCTTCCTCCAATTTGCGAGAGATAGTCCGCTAAAGTGCAGACTATCTCTCATCAATGTATCTAATAATTTGTCAGCGTATGGGGCATGCGCCGCCTTCACAGTCGGTACCTAGATCGTCGTCTACCTCTACGTTCTCGTGTTTTTCGAGAAGTTCAATAATAGATTTCCCTGTCACGCCCGAGACTTCTGCAAGCCGCCGCTGATACTCTTCCTCGTCAATCGCTTGATAAGGCATAAGTGGGTAAGCAGTTGTAAACTTCGGAAGGAATGAAACGCCAATATAATTCTCCCACTTGCGGAGCAGCAACTCAATAATGTCGTCAACCTCTTCAGGGCTGAACGTCACCGTAATCGACGTGTTGTGGTCCGTCCAGTATTTTTGCAAAATAAAGTATCGGTTAAGTTGCTCGACAGCACTTTCCTCCGCAGACGCCTTCTTTGCTGACGTTTTAATTGGGAATTCGACAACCCAAGTCAGCGCATTCTTGAGTGTCTCTTCTTTGTCTGCGTCGCTCATAGATGCAAAAACTTCAGGCATGCATGAGGTGGCTTCTGGGAAGATCGGATACCCTGACTCGCGCATAGCCTGAGCCAGCGGGTCTTTCGACGAGATACGCACGCGTCGGACGTACAGGGGGGCGTAGGAGGCGTGTGCACCGCTCGATACCGTAGGAAGCTGTGCAATTGTACCAGACGGCTTTACAGTGGTTACCAGAAGTGGGGCTGGGATACGAAGTTCGGCAGAGTATCCTAAAGCTGTTTCTTGAGCAACTGAACCGATAATTGCCAAGACATCGCGCAATGTGTAAAACCGCAAACGTGGACGGCCTCCACCATCTCGGTCGATAACGCGAATAGCGTTCAAGTCTTCTTCAGTAGTTGAGACACCAAGGGCGTCAAACGCCTCAACATAACCGGTTAAACTAACTCCTGTTA